TTTATTATTATTTTACCCTTTATTATTATTTTACCCTTTATTATTATTTTACCCTTTATTATTATTTTACCCTTTATCTAGCATACATTAATGCTGCATTTCCAGCAGTAAAGGTCAAGATATTAAAGCGTTCTTCAAATACGGTCAAATCAAAATTATAATCATATATACGCCACGTTGGTTTATTTACACCAATAATTTCGCCCGTTGTTTGGTTACATATCGTAAATACTTGTGCAGATGGATCAAGCGGTGGTTGAAATGTGTTAAACTCAAATTGAATGTCTTTAAATTTACTTAAATTTATTGCTCCACTTGGTTGAAAATCAAATGGGTCTGTTTTCAAGTTAAAATTATAACAATAGAGCCCATCGGGTGAATTTCCTGCTGAACGTGAGTATTTTTCCACATAATTAAAAACACCTGCATCAAACTCATTTTCACGGTATTTTCCATCTAATAATAACGCCCATGTTTGCATAATATCCTTTTGATTTCCTATAGCATACCGACCAGTGACATAAATATTTGATGGTGCATTATTTTGTCCAGTAAAACATCCAATCCCGGTGGGGTCAATTGCCGGCGTATAGGTTCCACACGATAATGTTATACTTTCAAACCCATTATTTTCAGATGGATGTTTTAAATCCGACGGTAGGTAATTATAAGGCCAGTTACTGTAATTAGACCATTCATTTCGTAAATAAGCATCACTTCGTTGAAAATACCACATCCAATTTGCAACCATACTCAAGGTATCCAATTTAACCTTTTTTGTTCCGGTAACATTAGGAAAGGAGTGTTCATAGACTTCTTTGATTAAATACTGTTGATGGTTTGCAGCAAACACTTGCATTTCATCTTCCGATAAAAAAGCATAGGTGCTTATTAAATGAATATCGGCGGCCCAATTCGTTCGCTTGTCGGCAGATGTATAATCTAATTCAACATTTGGTGGTTGTTGAATAAATCTATAGAATTGAAATGCATCTATGGTTTGGTTGGCCTGTATATAATTCATGTCCGAGGTTGTTACATCTCTCACAACATATAATTCATTAATTGGTCGTAGTTCAATCTCAATATTTAATTCATTATACTGTAAACTCACTAAAGGAAATGCCATTTTTGCCGCCAAGGTAAACCAAATGTTTAAAGGTATATATAATTTCCTTGCTCGTATTGATGGTTCTGACCCTACGATAGAACCAACACCGTCATAGTATGCATTTGGATACACATTCACACGGGTTCCTGAATTTGCGGGATCATTTAGTTCATTTACATTTCCCGTCATGTTATAATACTGTTGTTTTTTGCTTTCATTAAAATCACGCTCTACTAGATTTTGTAAATAACTTCCAGAAAATTTTTGAATAATTTGACCACCGATTGTAAATTTAACCTCTTTAATCATTTGCGAACCAATATTTTTAATCCATTTAAACTCATATGGTCGCCATTGAAATCTATCAACACAGTTTGGGGGCAATATGGGACTCCATATATGAGGTAAGGAAACCACCAAGTATGTATCCATTAATAACTCGGCATATCTAGAAATTTTAAATTTAAAATGTGAAGACTCGTTAAGGCGAAGTGTTCTTAACCCATCAAAGTCTGTTCTAAATTTTTGTAATCCAAAATTTGTATATTTAGAATATTTACATTTAAACATTGTCTTTGATGGATTACCATTTAACATTATATTTTGATTACCATATGAAATCAAATTTAGTATTCCACCGGGCATACCCTTTGTATATAATGATATTACTTTTTTAATTCCATTTTATTTTACATTATTAGTATTAGTATTATTATTAGTATTATTAGTATTATTAGTATTATTATTAGTATTAGTAGTTGTAGTAATTGTAGTTGTAGTAATTGTTGTAGTAGTAGTCGTAGTATTATTAGTAGTTGTAGTAATTGTAGTAATTGTAGTCGTAGTAATACAATAGTTTAATTATTAAAAAAAAAAAATGAAATGTTAATATAAGTTATGAGATCCGTTCAAGCTGGAATTAATGCTACTAATATAGTCGCTAAAGGGATTAAAAATAAAGCACCACAATTTACAAAAACAGGTGCTAATGCAATTAAGCATGCAGGTGAATGGGGTGTAAATTTAGTTAAGAATAGTCGGTTAGGTAGATTTTTAGGAGATAAATCAAGTGAATTGAACAAGATTATTAGAACAGGTGGTCCCAAAACATTTAATGCAGGATTTGACGATGGAGGTGAAATAAAAACGATTGGTGATTTGGCAAAAACAGATTCAATCACGCAAGTAATGATTGTTATCATCTTTTTATTATTCTTGATGATATTTGTTTGGTGTGTTAATAAAATCGGATTAAATAAAAAAAATTGTGCAAATATTGATGAAGTGTATTCTAAATTTCCACTTATTAGTAATATTAGCGCCAATAATGATAAATTTATTGATTATAAATTAAGAGATTATTTTATAAAAACAGCGTATAATTGTTGTTCCTCGGGTAAACATAAAAACGATTTTGTAAATTTATGCGCACTACGTAATTGTATTAGACAAGGTGCACGTTGTTTAGATTTTGAAATATATTCGGTTGATAATCAGCCGGTGATTGCAGCCTCATCAACAAATGATTTTAATGTTAAAGAAACCTACAATACGATATTATTTTCTAGAGCAATGGAAACCGTTTCTAATTATGCATTTTCTGCAAGTAATTGTCCCAATCCATCCGATCCATTAATTTTACATTTTAGAATAATGACAAGTAGTGTAAAAATACACGATGAAATTGCCAAACAGTTATATGATACACTATCTGAAAAATTATTAGGTAAAAAATTTAGTTATGAAAATAATGGGTTAAATATTGGAAGTTATCCGTTGTTAATGTTAAGAGAAAAGGTTGTTATTATGGTAGATAAAGCAAATCCGATTTTTGCATCAACCTTATTAAATGAATATGTAAATATAACCACTAATTCAGCATTTGTTAAAGAATTAAGATTCGGTGAAGTTAAATTTACACATGACCCCGAGGAACTAAAACATTATAATACACAAAACATGTCAATTGTTTTACCTGATTTATCCCCCAATAATAAAAATTACCCCTTTCGTATAGCACTTTCATATGGTGTGCAAATGATTGCTTTATCTTTTCAAAACTTTGATAATTATATGAAAGATTACACTCAATTTTTTGATAATGAAGGGTATGCATTTGTATTAAAACCTGAAAACCTTAGGTATCTTCCTGTATTTATTAATAAACCTCCTGATGCAGACCCGAACCTGTCATATGAACCAATAATCGTATCGTTTAATGATGGATTAGCCGATAAAACATTTTAAAAATACTTTATAATAAAAATTAATATTGCTTTATTATAAATGGTAAAAAATGTTAATTGTAATAAAAATTTAACATTTGAAGAAAAAGAATTATTATTATTAAGAAATGCAGTTGATATTGCAGAAAAAAAAGCTGGTATAAAAATAAACCAATCAAACAATATTGCTGCCATTATTAAAATTTTAGAGAAATTTCTTAGGAGGAAAAAAGTGGTTTGTTATGGTGGAACTGCAATAAATAATATTTTACCCTTAAACGACCAATTTTATAATAAAGACATTGAAATTCCCGATTATGATTTTTACTCTTCAAAAGCATTATCACTTTCCAAAGAATTGGCAGATATATATGCAAACGAAGGGTATAGTGATGTGGAAGTTAGAGCAGGGATACATATTGGAACTTACAAGGTGTATGTCAACTTTATACCAATTGCCGATATAACTCAAATGGATTCTACGTTATTTAATGTGTTACATCATCAATCAATACGTAAAGATGGAATATCCTATTCCCCTCCGGATTATTTAAGATTACACATGTATAATGAATTGTCGCGTCCGGATGGTGATGTTTCGCGATGGGAAAAAATATATAAACGTCTTATTCTGTTAAACAAACATTATCCATTTATTACGAATTATAAATGTTCCGAAATAAATTTTATGAGAGATTTTACAAAAAACAATGAAATAAATGATGCATTACACAACTTGGTAAAAGAGGTAATGATTAATGAAGGATGTGTTTTTATTGGCGGATTTGCGGCTAGTTTATATGGACGTTATATGCCAGCCAATGAAAAAAAACAATTAGATTATATCCCCGAATTTGATGTATTGTCAATAGACCCCAAAGCAGTGGCTTATATAGTAAAGGAAAAATTACAAGATAATGGATTTAAGTATATTGAGGTTATCAAAAAACCAACGGTTGGCGATGCTATTATTTTAACACATTATGAAATTGTTGTCAATGGAGATACCGTATGTTACATTTATGAACCCTATGGATGTTATAGTTATAATGAAATTACCTTGAATCATACTAAATTACGTGTAGCAACCATTGAAACCATGTTACTTTTTATATTAGCATTTATATTTTCAGGTCGTTCATATTATGACCATGAACGCTTAATGTGCATGGCACAGTATTTAATAAATGTTCAATTAAAAAATCGTCTAGAACAAAAAGGATTATTAAAACGGTTTAATGTTAATTGTTATGGTTATGAAAAAACTCTTATTGAAATACGTAGTGACAAGGCAGAGAAATATGAAGAATTAAAACATAAAAAAGATACACCCGAATACAATAAATACTTTTTAAAATATGTTCCAACCAGTAAAGGTAAAGGTAAAGAAGTCCATAAAAAACATAAATCCTATAAAACCCATAAACCTAGTCATAAATACACTAATAAAACTAAAAAAAATAATTTTAAAAAAATTAAAGGATATAAAAAAAAGAAGTCCAATGAGGACGAGGCAAATGAGGACGAGGCAAATGAGGAAGAGGACGAGGCAACGGATGAGGAGGAGGAAGAGGCAACGGATGAGGAGGAGGAAGAGGAAAATGAGGAAGAGGCAACGGATGAGATGGAGGACGATGAAATAGAAAAGAAGAGTCATAAAAAGGTCGCCGCCCCGAAAAATTTAATAAAAAAAATATTTAAAGGTATATTTTAAACTATGCTTCATGCTAGGTTTGGTTTACGGTTCACACACTTAGTTACTTATTTACTTAGTTACTTATTTACTTAAAACGTGGATTCCATTTATTCGTTCCCTGAATAAATTTAACTACAAATTCATCATGCAATAATGGTTTAAAATTTGAATGTTCAAAATCAATAATCCAAATGCGATTTTTAAATTCAATAAAATTATATCCAGTAATATCCGGATAAACGATGTTATTGTCATACAAGGTTTTAATAATCGTTCTAATCTTTTTAAATAAATCCGGAGTAATATCAGCTTCTTTCTCTCCGTAAAAATCAGACACATTCATATGGTTTACCCTTTCCATTAACATTACCTTTGTATCCCTATCATATGCCAAAATTTTTGGAATATTCACAATTCCAAGTGAATAAACATGTTTGTGCATTTCATATTCTTTTAAAGACACCTGGTGTTTAATATAATACAATTCATCGTAGGTCGGGATGGCGCGAGACATGGTTATATGATAATCATTATTAATATAATTAATGGATTTCAATTTTCCAATTAATGAATTAACGAATGAATGAATTTTCATATTTAATATATTAATAATTTAGATACTTAAAGAAAAACCATGAAAATTTCATCCAAAAGAGTTTTGCAAAAATGGAAAATGGACATTTATAAATGTCCAAAATGGACTTTTGCAAAACTC